GTTTACGAAGCGTGAGCGGTCTGACTTTAGTGCGATTACGACGTGGGGAGTATTTTATCCGGAGGAGGGTGGTCCGCCTAATTTGATTTTGTTGGATGCGAAGAAGGGTCGTTATGATTTTCCTGAATTGAAGGCATTGGCTTTTGAGGAGTATGAGTATTGGGAGCCTGACACGGTTATTATTGAGGCGAAGGCGAGTGGTTTGCCTTTGACGCATGAGATGCGTCAGACGGGGATACCTGTTGTAAATTTCACGCCGAGCAAGGGTAATGACAAGGTGAGTCGTGTTTATGCGGTGAGTCCGTTATTTGAGGCTGGTATGGTTTGGGCCCCTGACAAGAGTTGGGCTGATGAGTTAATTGAGGAGGTTGCGGCGTTTCCGGAGGGGGAGTATGACGATTTGGTTGATAGTATGACGCAGGCTTTGATGCGTTATCGTCAGGGTAATTTTATTCAATTACCAACAGATGATTGGCAAGATGAGGAAAAGTCTGTTATGGTAAGGTCGTATTACTAGGAGAGTTCTATGGCGAGATCACCTATTGGCGGATTAATGGACAGGAATGTTCCGTCTCAATTGGACATGTCTGATTTAGAGGCGGAGTTGGAGTTAGAGATTCCTGATTCGCGAGAGACTCCTTTGATGCTTGACGGCGACGAGGAGATTGAGATTGTCGAAGAGGATGACGGTGGTGTTCTTGTAGACTTTGATCCGTCGGAAGATTTTGATGATATGGATTTTGGTGCCAACTTGGCGGAGGTTATGGATGACCGCGAGTTGGGGGCTATTTCTTCTGAGTTGTTGGGCGAGTTTGATGCGAACAAGGCCAGTCGTCAGGAGTGGGAGGATGCGTACACGGAGGGTTTAGAGCTTCTTGGTTTTAATTACGAGGAGCGTACTCAACCGTTTCGTGGAGCCTCTGGTGTGACTCATCCGCTTTTGGCTGAAGCTGCGACGCAGTTTCAGGCGCAGGCGTTTAATGAGTTATTACCGTCGTCGGGGCCCGTTCGGACGGCAATTATGGGCGACGAGACGCGGTCCAAGCAGGAGCAAGCGTCGCGTGTTCGTAAGTTTATGAATTACTATATTACGAATGTTATGGAGGATTACACTCCTGACATGGACCAGATGCTGTTTTATCTTCCTCTGGCGGGTAGTACGTTTAAGAAGGTGTATTATGATGAGGTAATGGGCCGTGCGGTCAGTAAGTTTGTTCCTGCGGAGCATTTGGTTGTTCCGTATGAGACGTCTGATTTGGACACGTGCAGCAACATTGCGCATGTAATACGGATGAATTTGAACGATTTACGCAAGCAACAGTTGGCGGGTGTATATCGTGATATTCCAGTTATACCGCAGCAAGCGGAATCGGACGAGGTTCAGGGTGAGTTGGACCGTATTACGGGATTTGAGCCCGGAAGTGTTGATTATGACTGCACTTTGATTGAGTTTCATGCCAATTTGGATCTTGATGGGTTTGAGGATGAGGATGAGGACGGCGAGCCTACGGGCATAAAAGTACCGTATATTGTGACGATTTCGCAGGATAATGGTCAGATTTTGTCGATTCGTCGTAATTATCGCGAGGATGATCCGTTAAAGCGCAAGATACAATATTTTGTGCATTACAAGTTTTTACCGGGTTTTGGTTTTTATGGGTTGGGATTGATCCATACGATTGGCGGTTTGTCACGGACCGCCACAGCGGCGCTGCGGCAATTAATCGACGCTGGTACGTTGTCCAATCTCCCGGCGGGTTTCAAGGCCCGCGGACTACGGATCAGGGACGACGATGATCCGTTGCAGCCGGGTGAGTTCCGCGACGTGGATGCACCCGGTGGGGCTATTCGTGACAGCCTCATGCCGCTACCATTTAAGGGGCCGGACCAGACGTTGTTTAATTTGTTGGGTTTTGTGGTTCAGGCGGGTCAGCGGTTTGCGACGATTACTGATTTGAAGGTTGGTGATGGCAATCAGCAAGCTGCGGTTGGTACGACATTAGCGATGTTGGAGCAAGGTACGCGTGTAATGAGTGCTGTTCACAAGCGGCTTCATTATGCGATGCGTATTGAGTTTAAGTTGCTTGCCCGTGTGATGAGTGAGTTTTTGCCGCAGGAGTATCCGTACAGTGTTGCGGGCGGTGATCAGTCGGTGATGGCGTCTGATTTTGATGACCGTGTAGATATTATTCCTGTAAGTAATCCGAATACGTTTAGTCAGGCGCAGCGGATAGCTTTGGCTCAGACTAAGATGCAGTTGGCGACGTCGGCCCCTGAGTTGCATAACATGCACGAGATTTATCGTGATATGTATGAAGCGATTGGTGTGAGCGATGTTGATCGGTTAATGAAGAAGGTTCCTGACGAGGAACCGCGGCCCACGGACCCTGCATCTGAGAATATTAATGCTATGGACATGGTTCAATTGGTTGCGTTTCAGGGTCAGAATCATCAGGCACATATTATGGCGCATTTGGTTTTTGCGTCGAGTCCTATGATTGGGGGTATGCCGCCTGTTGCGATGGCGATGCAGAAGCACGTTATGGAGCATGTTAAGTTGCAGGCGGAGGAGCAAGCGATGATGCAGTTGCAGCAAGCTGGTCCGATGCCCGCGGAGCAACAGGAGATGCAGTATCAGGCGTTGGTTGCACAGGGTGTGGCGCAGGGTTTGCAGCAAGTGAAGCAGATGAGTGCGCAGATATCTGGTGCGGGTCAGCCGGATCCGTTGGTAAAGTTGAAAGAGCAGGAGTTGCAGATCAAGGCTCAGTCGGAGCAGGCGGATGCTCAGAACGATCAGGCGCGATTGCAGCTTGAGGCTCAGAACCAACAGATGCGTATGGAGCAATTTGAGAAGCGTTTGGCGAGCCAAGAGGCTCAGACGGCGGCTCGCATAGACAGTGCGATGCAGCGTGAACTTTTGAAGCAAAGGGGTCAGTGATGAAAGAACCTAAGATTCTAAGCATGTCCGAATATTCGATGGGTCTTGTGGACGCCGCAGAGGGATCAAAGGCCTTGGCAGGCTTAGTAAAAAAAACCAAAAAACCGGGGGGTGGCATGATTGCCGCGGCCCGCGGATCAAAAGCGTTTAGGGACCTTATGAAACGTAAAATAGGTCGTGCAAAAGGCGGCGCGGTAAAGAAGAAGTAGGAGTTTTAAATGGCAAGTGTAAAGATTGTAACTAATACACCGGGTGCTGCGCAAAAGGCGCAGTCGTATGCGGATATTAAGGATCAGGGCCGTATTCCATACAAGCAGATGGAAGACGTTGCTACGCCCAACACTGCAAAGGCGAAGGTAACTACGGGCAAGAAGCGTGGTATGGGTGCGGCTCTCCGCGGCTCACGGTTTGTCAACGCCTAGTTGATGTGTGTATTGGTCGCCATTTTTTGGGGCCATTCGTTTTCTTTTGGACTTTATAAGGTTTGTGCTTACGATTGTGGGTATGACAGACCTAAATACCTGTGGTACGATAAGGCATACACGGTGGGACCCGACTATGTATGCCCGGCGAGGTTTTATGAGGTATGATCGAAATAGGGGTCGCGATAGCTGGCGCACAGGCCGCTTATAGTTTTTTGAAAAAAGGTGTCAGTGTCGGCAGAGATCTGCAGGATATGGGCCAACAGTTGCAACAGTGGGCTAACTGTATGGCGGATATTGATCAGGCTGAGAAGATGGCTGAAAAGCCGCCTTGGTACAAGGCTTTGGGCGGTGGCACTCAGGCTCAAGCTATGGAAGTCTTTCTTGCGAGGAAGCAAGCGCAGAAGATGCGAGATGAGTTGCGGGAATTGATATCTCACCCTGCTATTCTTGGTCCGTCTCATTGGCAGGAGTTTTTGCGGATAGAAGCGGAGATTCGGAAGCAAAAGCGTGAGCATGACTTCCGCAGAATGGAGATTAAGCAAACTATTATTGAGTGGATGGCGGGGATATTTGTGTTTATCCTTGGAGTGGGTGGCCTTGTAGTTTTTGTGTGGTTAGCCAATGCTTGAATCAATAGGAAATTTACCGTTTGCAGTACAGGTTGAGAGATCTCGTGAGAGCATCGAAAACCATCAAGCGCAGCAACAGGTGCAAAAGGAACATGCCCTTGCGCACAAGCTTGAAAAAGTGCTTGAGCGGCAAAAACTTGATTTAATGTCCAGTTATGATAGGTTTGGGGCGAAAAACACTGAACTACAGCCGCAAGGACAAGTCTTAGATATGGAGGTCTGAATGGTACAGGTCACTGCAAAATACATTGATAATCTAAAAATACTTCCTCGTTTAATGATGTTAGCTGTTACTGTGCTGACCTATCAGGCGGTGCACTGGTTTATGTCGCTTCCTGACCCGTCGGTAGCACAATCAGGGCTTGTATCTGTCTGCATGGGTGCACTTACAGGCTGTTTCGGCATATGGATGGGCAAGGAGTCCAAGACCACGGTCACGTCCGAAAAGGTTGTTCACGAGGAAAAGTATGACAACCGTTGAGGATTTTATGGTGTTCCTCATGGTGAGGGCGCTTGAGTTTCTTCTTAATACTAAAATGAGCTTATACGGGACGATTGTGGTATGATTACACTTTTAGGAAGCCTGCTAGGGTTTGGTACGTCGTTTCTGCCAGAAGTTTTGAATTATTTTAAGGCGGGGCAAGAGCATAAGCACAATCTTGAGCGAATGCAGCTTGAGATGGACATGATGACGAAGCGCAACGAACTACAGCTTAACATTATGGACAAGCAAGCGGAGATAAAAGAGACGGAAGGTTTATATAAACATGACAGTATCGACGCTGGTTGGTTTATTAACGGACTTAGAGGTTCTGTCCGTCCTGTCATCACTTACGTTTTTTTTGGCCTTTTCGTTGCCATCAAAGTGACGGCGTTGATTGCTTTAATGGACGCTGGTAATGACTTAGGTCGCTCTCTTTCTCTGATTTGGGACGATGCTACATCTGGATTATTTGCCGCTATAATCAGTTTTTGGTTTGGGGGTAGAGCCGTAGGTAAATATATGAAAGCGAAACCATGACATTTAAACTTAGCAGACGAAGCCTTGATAAGTTAGAGGGCGTTGACGAAAGGCTGCAAGCGGTAGCCAAGCAGGCGATTACGTTGACCAAAACAGACTTTGGCGTAATTCAAGGATTGAGAACTTTGGATGAGCAAAAAGAGCTTGTTGCAAAGGGCGCGAGCAAGACAATGAAATCGTTGCATCTTGAGGGAAAGGCTCTCGACATTATGGCCTTTGTAAATTCGCGGGCCTCTTGGGAACTTAATCTTTATGATGATCTTGCTGATGCTATTAAACAAGCCGCAATTATCGTTGGAGTGCCTATCAGGTGGGGTGCTGCGTGGCATATTGATGACATCCGCAAATGGGAAGGCACGATGGAAGAGGCTATGAACGCTTACATTGATTTGCGCCGATCACAAGGCAGACGTCCTTTTATAGATGGTCCCCATTTCGAGATCCGCGAATAATATTTCTTGCATATTTTCTTAACTTTTCCTATAAAAAGACAGAAATATAGGATTTTTTAAGGAAATGGATGAAATTTACGTTGCGGAAGCGGTGTTTCGTATTATAAGGGAACGTAGACATGCCGTTGTTGACCTGATGCAGTATGGCAACGTCAAGTCTATGGAGCAATATCGTGAGCTTATGGGGAACATGGAAGCCCTAAATCACGTGGAACAGGAACTCAAGGGCCTGCTAGATAAACAGGAGCGCAGTGTTGACTAAGGTTGACCTTAAAAGCGTCGAAGACGCGGTAAAAAATCTTTCGGACGCGTATCAAGCTCCGAAAGTTCTCAATCCCGAAGCCATTGATGGAACGTTACTTGATAGGATGCCTTCACCCACGGGTTGGCGCATTCTAATTTTGCCTTACCGCGGCAAGGGTAAGACCGAATCCGGTCTGTATTTACCCGACCAAGTTGTAGAGCAAAATCAGGTTTCAACTCAGGTGGGGTATGTTTTGAAAGTAGGGCCGCTTGCGTACCAAGACGAGGAAAAATTTCCGAAGGGCGCGTGGTGCGAGGAGCGCGATTGGGTTATGTTTGCTCGATACGCGGGTTCTCGTTTTAATATAGACGGCGGCGAAGTAAGAATTTTGAATGATGACGAAATTCTTGCTCGTATAACGGATCCTGCAGATATACTTCACTATTAGAGGCAGAAATGGCAAAAGAAGATCAAATTGAACTAGATTTAGACGACTCTGAAGAAACTGAAATTGAGTTAGACAGTTCTTCGGACTCTTCGGACTCTGACGTAGAGGTTTCAGAGCCGGACGCTTTTGAGAAAGCGGAAAGCAACACGCAGAAGCGCATTGATCGTTTGACGAAAAAAATGCGGGAAGCGCAACGCCGCGAAGAAGAAGCTTTACGGTACGCAAAGAGTGTTCAAGAAGAGTCCAATCAGCTTCGGCAACGATTTGACGCTTTGGACACCAGCTTTGTTAGCGAGTACGAAAGTCGGGTTACCACCCAAATGGATCAGGCGGAGCAAGCTTTGGCCCGTGCTATGGAGATTGGTGACACGGCTGCGGCGGTTGAGGCGAACAAGCGTATAGCATCTTTGGCGATTGAAAATGATCGGTTGTCTCAAGCAAAACGT